CGTGCTGTACACCGCCGTCAATGGTTTCTTCCATGATCGTGTACTTGATGTTGCCATAATCTTCTTCATGATCGATCATCATGTCTTCGGGAACGGTGTACCAAGCGTAGTAGAGAGCATCTTCGATGTTCATCACTTTGTAGGTTTCGTAGTCTTCTGAGCGGAATGTCAGGTTTTCATTGTAGTGTCCGTTACGACCAAGTTTCCAAGTGGTGTTGGTGGTTTCGGTGTTGGTGATGGTGGTGGTTGTCATTGTAGGTTATCCTTCCTGCCCGTCTTCGGTGGGCTAACCGTTGTTTTTTTATTTGATTATCTATATTATACACTATTTTTATTTTTTGTAAAGTGTTTTACAGAAATTCATTAAAATTCATTACAATTTGTAAAAATTCATATTTATACTAAATTTAACCGAACGGTTTTTCAACGGTCAGAAATTTCACTTTGCCACCAGATACTTCAATTTTTATAATCCCATACTGCTGATCCGTCTGCCGGATCTGTTCTAAAGCCTGTCGAAAGAAACCTATAATCTCGTCATCAGTACAATCTTTCAAAGATTTTCCAATCACTTCCATACCTCATAGATTAAAATAAGCATGAGACTGACAAGCAATACAAAGAAGCCAACTGCTACAGTCTCAATCATCTTTCGACTCCCGGATAACCCTGATCAATAATGCCCATGTAAACGCGGCGAAAAAGCCGAATATGCCAATCCCGAAGATGTAAAGAACTGCAATAAAAATAAGTCTAAGAATTTCAATCATTTTTTTCTCCGTAAGAACAATAATCCCCACCAAACCAGATGACGCTTCGATTCCGATGCTCTGGACAACTACACCTGTATCCGTCCTGTCTGTCATCAACTGATTCAGAAAATCGGCACTCTCTGCAATGCACAATTTTCATATCTTCCACCGTCTGCCTGATAAAACTCGTCCACCGATGACAGCAATGATGCTCCTGATCGTACTCTTTGCAAGGATGTTCTCCTCTTGCACACCACTCATAATTCTGTTTCACAGGTCATTCCTTTTCAGTTTACGGAACTCGAACTGCGGATACTCAGACCGGACGAAATCCCACTTCAAGCGGAATACGTCAGTTTCAACACCTTTCGTATCTTCCACGATAACTTTATGCTCAACGTTGTCCACATACTGAAAATCAGCGACATAGTATCTGCTCTTGACCTTTTGCCCAGTTTCTGGATCAACATATCCTCGAAATATCTGGAACTCAGGCTGGAGCTTCAAGTCTGAAATCATAGGTGGATCAGTTTTCAACATCATTTTCAGTTGTATGTATCGCTCCGCTTCGAGCTTGCTCGCGAAATGAATACCGTCAATCGTTGTTTTTCTGCTGTGAAATTTCGTCATACAATTCATCTCCTGTAAACAATTTCGGCTGTTTCTTTCTGGTTTCTTTGTGATGTTCCACATCGTATCTGAGATGACAAGGCGCACACATTGCTTTGAGGTTCTCCGGTCTGCAGTCCATCGGATCGTGATTCAAATGTGCTACAGTCAGTGTCCTCCTATGCGTGTCAAACTGCTCGCCCGGAAGTCGGCATTGTTTTCCACAAACTTCGCACTTCCATCCGACTGACTCTTTTTTCTTTTGCGAAATCTGTTTCCAGTCTGCCGGATAGTCTTTCCAATCAACAGGCATCTTTCACCTTCATCCCGTATACTGGATATTTTTCGAGATCGACCGCATCATAGTCGTAACTGATGTCTTTGTATGGCTTTATCGTAATCATCGCAAAGTCATTTTCCTCGTCCTCGTAGTAATCACAGACAAGCCCCCATTGCTTTCGGTTTGCGTTCCAGACAGGCTCACCGATCATATTTTTCAATTGTTCCATTTTCAAAGGTCTGTCATCGAGCCGAGGATCTTTCTTCTCAATATGACAACCACAATTCTGAATAAGATAACTAAGCTCGTCATAGGATTCATCGACCCCGTAAAAATAGTCTTTGTTACTACTCAGTTTCACAGCTCCATCTTTTACAGAAACAATATGTGCTATATTCAAAGCAAGCGGAATCTCATCTACATGAACTTCGATAAAATGCGGATACATCAGAAAAACTCCTCCTTACATCTGGTGTTCCATGCCCTGACTGCTCTTTTCGTATCGTCCAAATAAAATGCTGTCATAGCATGACATTGTTTACATATAACGGCAAAAGCAGCCATTTCACCGCTATCACTATCACTTATTATTTCGCCTTCACCACCACAGAACGGACAACATCGAATTTTCGTTTTTGGCTCCATTACACATCTCCTTCTTTTCTATGATTTGATAAATCTGTAGAAAAACCATCAGGGTATCTGGCTTTTAACTTATCAATATTCATTCTCATAATCTCATCCAATGACCAACCAAAACTGTGGCAAATCATTGTTACATACCACATGACATCGCCGAGTTCTTTTTTAGCGTGATCCTCGTCGAGCGGTTTGTTATGGAAGAACCACTTCTTCATCATATCCAGAAACTCACCCGATTCTCCGGCAAGCCCAAGACAGCCATTCAGGATGCCGCCTGTATCGATTCGTCCATCGAACATAAATCCTTCCAGCCTTTCAGTAGACTTTCCGTCATTCGTCCTCATTGTTAATTTCTGGTATTCACTTCCTGTCATATCAATCTCCTTCCCAAATGCCGTCAGGTCGTATTCTTGCAAGTGCTACAAGCTGTAACAACGGTCTAACAGCATTGGCTGCAGTGGATTCCCAGTAGTCATCATTCGGACCTTCTCCATCAATCCACTTACCGTCTTTTGAGTACTTTTCTGTGATTCGTAGAATCATATCTCTAAGCATCGGAATTGATTCGGCACCTGTTTTTCCATAAATCCCTCTAATACCGAGATTCCGAGGCTCTTCTTCTTCATAATCGTCTTCCGTTTTCCCGAAGAATCGAGAGTCGCTCTCAGTCGCGTCATAATAATACCCACTATAGTTATACGTGATATTCAGCCATGCTTCTGCTGTACCACCTATCTGATACATCCCGCCATGCATTTGATGTGGTTCTTCAAATACTATTGTTGTACCCATGATCGGGTCTTTCAGCTCAATATCGTAACTCATTCTCCCCTCACTTCTCTCAAGACTGCGATCAATCTCTTCATCAACGGTTCGTTTTTCACATCTGAAACACAATCACCGTTGTCTAACGTTTCAGCCGATTTTTGAAAATCACGATATTCCCGGAGATAGTGGATCGCATCATCTTTGATTCCAGACCTTGCGCTACCTTCCAACGCAATAATCACTTCATCGAGCGTCTTCATCGGTCACCCCATCGCTTGCCACTTCATCGGCATATCCACTGTTGTATCCTGAGTATTTACAGAGTTTCTCAAAAGCATGGACGATTCTTCTCAACTACAGCATGGAATCAATCTCATCGTCATTGCGAATCGTACTGAACAGATTCATATCGATCATCTCAGCGACAGCACGCGCTTCGCCTTCTGTTAAGTCAAGCGTCTTCATCTTCACCTCGTCATCTCCGCTCCGCAATGGGGACAATAATTATATAAACTTCCGATTATTTGGAATCTGCACTCTGAGCAATGGTACTGAACGTAAATTCCACCATCATGCCAGACTCTTTCAGTATCATAAATCCACTTTCCCTTTTTCCGCTCTGGCTCTGCGGATGGCAATCCAAGTAGTGTTTCTACTTGAACGACATCGAATGCTTCACCTTCTATCACAATTTTATAAGATTCTTTCAACGCCAATTCTCTTGAAATCAAATCATCCATTCTCTTCACCTCTCATATCCGCACCGCAGTTCGGGCACGCTACCCACTGATGACCATCTGTGTAATCTCTGTTGTAGCTTGGTGCTTCGATACCGTATACGTGGATTCCCTTCCCACACTCAGAGCATTTCCAAACAGGGTCGCCACCGGGCGTGGCATATCCGTAAACTTCTATCCACTTGCCAGTCTTCCGTTCCGGCTCTGCGGATGGGATGTTTTCAATTTCATCAACAATGGCATCTATAAAAAGCATTTCGTTTTTCAGCTTTTCAGACAAATCTAATACTGCATCAACTGCATCTTGTCTGCTGATAAGGTCACTCATGTCTTTCACTCCAATCGAGTTTCGCTCCGCATCGTGAACAGTACTCAACAGGACTGCCCCATGCCGTGCTATGAAAATACTGTCCGCACTCAGAGCATTTGAACACGTTCGGTTTTTCCACCGTTTCCATCTTCGCTGTCCGATCTTTTTTCTTTTCACAAACCGCACACGTTGCATCATAAGCAAAAACCTTCATTAGTGTTCGTACATCTGTACCCATTGCCCTGTTCCATGCAGTAATAACTTCGGTTAACGTGTCGTAAATTGCAGTCTTGGTTCCGCATTCTTCACAGCAAATATAGTAACCATGCGTTTCCGCGTTTCCTATCATGTGGGAAAATGCCTCGCTTCCGCAACCGCACCGCGAAAGTTTCAATTCGTCAGTCATTCTTCGCTCCTCATCTCCGATCCACATGAAGGACAGTACGGATAGTTGTCGTAAAAATACAACAATGGAGTTGTATGATATTTTCCGCAGACTGAGCATTTCGCTTGCTGTAAATCTTCTATCAGTCCATGATGAACAGATCGTTCAAGCCATTTTCCTTTCTTCCGCTCAATCTCTATCCGCTCTGCTCTATGGTTCCACTTAGCTACCACCATGTTCGGCGTGTTGCTGAATAACTTGGCATCACAATCCTTGCACCGCACAACGTATTGTGTAAACTTTCCACGCATCGTATATGTT